GGCGGGCATGTATATCTGAGGATGTTGATCTTGATCCTGAGAAAATAACCTGGATGGCATTGGATCATTCGCCTGATCGTAGGCATGCTGCCCTGGTAGCAGCCCAGCAGTTGCCAAATGACCAATTCATAATCAAATTGCTTCACACATGGTCTAATGATTCAACGCTGGATGATAAAGCCATTGCCAATGATGCGGCTGCCTATTGCCGCAAATACCCAATTGAATTCCTGGCTTATTCGCGAAGGACATCAGCCGCGGTTGCAGATCGGATGCGCCCTGCTGGAATTCCAGTATTAGAGGCAGATTCATTTTATCCGCAGTCATGTGATGAATTACTTTCAGCTATTAACTCAGGGCGGTTGCGCCACCGAAATCAGGAACAGTTAAACCTGCAAATGTTGTCAGCGGTTAAATTGCACCGCGGAGATGGTGGAATGGTTTTGGGAAGGCGGGCAAGTCAGTCAGCAATTTGCGCTGCCGTGGCTTCAGCCCTGGTCACACATTTTGCGACACGCCCATCAACGGATGTTGATATTTTGATCGGTTGATGCTACTTGCCTGAAAAAATTGGCACATGGCAATCCTGGACAGATTCAGATCAGTAAAGACAAATTCCCCATTGGCATCCCCTGATGTTGCCGCAACTGATCTTGCACCATTAAATAATATCAATGCACTTTATACATTTATGAACACACCGATTTCAGCTACTTATTCCGAGTTTATTAGCATCCCAAGTGCATCACGCGCCAAAAACATTATTGCATCATCAATTGCAAGTATTCCCCTGGTGTTGCGTGATCGCTCAACTGGCGTGAGATTAGATGAGCCGCGTGTCATTAACACACCTGATCCACGATTACCAGGTCAGGCAACTTATGGATGGTTAGCCAGTGACATTTTGCTATATGGATTCGGGTATTTTCAGATAACGGAATTGTATGCAGACACCCAGCGCGTGAGATCAGTGCAACGAATTTCACCTGATCGCGTAGGAATTGAAACCAATGCCAATGCCACTGAAATAACAGGCTACACAATAGATGGTGGATCAAAATTGCCTGATTCAGGCGTTGGCAGTCTAGTTGTATTTTACAACCCTGGAGATGTTGGTGTCTTAAATCGTGCAGGTCGCACCATTCGCACTGGTGCTGAGTTGGAGCGCGCTGCAATGAATTATGCGCGTGAGCCAATTCCATCAATGGTTTTGAAATCAAATGGATCAGCATTGCCAGCAGATCGCATTGCAAAACTATTGGAGCAATGGGGTGTTGCGCGCAGAAATCGCACCACTGCCTATCTCAATGCTGACATCAATTTGGAAAAAGTTGGATTCTCACCTGATGAATTAGGTTTGAATACTGCACGCGAACACATTGCCACCGAAATTTCACGCGCTTGCGGCATCCCCGCATATTTCACTGATGCACCGAGTGGATCATCAATGACATATTCAAATGCAGTCACCGCCCGACAAACTTTATTGGATTTCAGTTTGATTCCAATTTGTGATGCGATTTCACAAAGATTATCAATGCCCGATTTCACGCCATCATCCCAGGTGGTCAAACATGATTTTGATGTCTATCTCCGAGGATCAGCATTTGAGCGCGCGCAAATATACGAAATTTACAACCGCATTGGCGTAATGACCGCTGATGAAATTATGAGGAAAGAGGACATGGCACTATGAAACTGACAACACCAATGACCATCACCGCAGCTGATTCAGAATCGCGAACGATTACTGGTCGCATTCTTGCCTTCAATGAAGCGGCAAATGCTTCAACTGGCAAAGTTATTTTTGCTAAAAATTCAATTGCACCGAAGGATGTTTTTCTTAACCTGGAGCATGATCGCACACGCAGAATTGGCAAAACATTATCCATGACAATGAATGGTGATAAATCAATTGATGCAACATTCAAAATTGCAAACACCACTGCTGGCACTGATGCATTGATTGAAGCAATGGATGGATTGCGTGATGGATTCTCCGTTGAATTAGCGGTGAATGATTATGAGATGGCGAAGGATGGCACAATGAAAGTTTTATCAGGTGACTTAACTGGCGTTGCATTGGTGACTGAACCAGCCATCAGATCAGCCAGGGTCAGTGATGTTGCAGCAAATGAAAATGAGAATTCTGATGCGGAAAAATCCGAAACAGATCAAACAAAAACCGAAGGAGAAAAAACAGTGTCAGACAATACGCCTGAACAATCAAAACCAACTGAAACAGTTGATATTGCGACTGAGGTCAAAGCCACCGCAACACCAATGGCTTACACATCACCAAGATCACCAATTATCAACAAGGTGACTTATTTGGAGCATTTTCTTAAAGCAAATGTATTAGGTGATGAGGATTCCCGCATTTATGTGCGCGCAGCCGATAACACCACATCAACTGCACCTGGCATGATTCCAACACCACAATCAACTCAAATCATCAATGCATTAGCGAATGGTGATCGTGGAATGATTGATGCGCTAAGCCGTGAGGCATTAGTTGGAGAGGGAATGACTTTTGAATTACCAAAGGTCACCGCAGTTCCAACAGTTGCAAATGTTCCAGAAAACACAGCAGTGACAGAATCATCATTATCAGCCACATTTTTATCAGTTCCAGTTCAGTCCTTCAAGGGTCGTGCAATCACGACAGTTGAGCTGATTGATCGCAGCCGACCTGAATATATTCAGGCTTTATTAGCAAATTTAGAATTTGCTTACGCTAAAGTCACTGATGAATTTGCAGTTGGAACAATCCAAGCCGCGGGGCAACAAACCGCAGTTAATGCAAACACATCAACTGGATTTTTAGCATATACATCATCAGCAGCCGCTGCCGTATATTCATCATCATTAGGATTTGCACAAAATCTGGTTGTTTCTCCAGGTCAATGGGCAAACATTATGGGATATAACGACAATGGCGCACCACTTTACAATGCAGCCAATCCATCAAACCAGGCTGGACTTGCAACTGCTGGCAGTTTGCGTGGTCGTGTATCTCCAGGGCTTGATCTTTATGTAAGCCGATCAATTGGCAATGCAGGTGGAACAACATCCACTGGAGATTTCTCAATGGTCACAATCAATCCACAAGCATGGACATGGTATGAATCTCCACGCTTTACATTGCGCACTGCAATTCAAAGTGATGGAACAGTTGATTTGCTTTACTATGGTTATGCAGCAATTGCACCAAAGATTCCATTTGGCGCATGTTGGAATCAGACCTGATAAATAAATAAATCATGGGTGATGGTCGCTCCCGAACATTGCCCAGCCGAATGAAAGGATTTACTCATGCCCATTATTGATGCTGATGATTTACGCGCAATTTTGGGCGTGAGTGAATCTTTATATTCAGATGCATATTTGGATCAGATTATTGCTAGCAGTGAAGAAATTTTACTGCCAATTTTAAATGCTTATCAATTTGCAATTGATTCATTTGAAGTCAAGGATAATATTGTTTATTTTTATACAATCCGTCCTAATCTTTTCGTAGAGGGTCAATCAGTGATTGTCACTGGTTGTGGTGCAATAGATGACACTTATACAGTTGAAGCCCGCACGGCTAATGTGTATAGGTTCAGCGCAGCCGTCATTGCAGCTGATTCTATTGTCACCCCAGTTATCCCCGCTGGGGTCGCGGTGCTTGATGGGTCGAGTGCCGCTGATCTTTATGCAAACAATGATGCAATTAAAAATGCATTATTGGGATTAAGCACCGACATATTCCAGGCAGTGATTGCACCTGGATCACAAATTGAGGGCGTGGATTTTGCCCAGACAATTTATCGCACGGGTCGCGCAATGATCAATCGCCAAATGGGTTTATTAACGCCATTTTTAGATACTGAAACTATTTGCCAATGAGTGCATCAATCGCTGAGGTGCGTGCAGATTTAGCAACCGCACTGGCATCAATTGGGGCATCAGTTTATGATTCAGTGCCCGAAGCAATAATCCCGCCTGCATGTGTAATCATTGCCGGATCACCGTATTTGGAAAGCACCCTGATTAGTAAATCATCAGTCAGT